TGCCTGATGAATTTAAAGATAAAAGTCCAGAAGAAATTGCTAAAATGTATATCAACCTTAGAAAAATGCAGGCAAAACAACAGTCAGAACTTGGAGAATTAAGGAAACTAAGAGAAAAACAGGAAGAATTAAAGAAAGAAACTGAAAAGTACTCTGTCAATGCTGCTTCTCAGGAACTTATCAATAATACTATTGATAATATGTCCAAAGAAGAAGCTGACAAATGGCTTGATGAGCTTTCTGAAAATCCTAAAAAAGCTCTAGCTCCAATGATTCTTGAAATAGTTGGTCCTCTGGTTAAAAGAGTAGCAAAGACAAACAATGAATCTGTTGAGAAAGACCTGATTGAAAGAACCAAAAATAGTCTCGTACCTTATAAAAATTATCAAGACGAGATTAATGAAGTTCTAAATCAAAAAGACAAAGACGGAAGACGCTATCTTTTTGACAGGTTTGGTTCTAAAGCATTTGAAGAAGCCTATAGAGTTGTTTATGACAGACACTTTGAGGAAAATCGCCAAAAATTAGAAGAAGAAGCAAGAAAAGCTAGAGAAGAAGCACCTAGTCCTAAACCAAAAAAGAATACTTTCGTACAGCAACAGACTAATGCTTTTATTAATAGGGGTTCTGATATTGATGCTGATAATATGGATTTTCCAACACTCAGACAGAAAATAATTGAAATGAGTGCAGCTAGAAAATAAATCAGTATCTCCAGGGAGATTAAAATTAAAATCTTTAAGGAGATAATATAAATGGCTGTTACCACAACAACAAGTACACTTACACAATTAATGAAGACTTATTACGATAAGGCTTTGTTATACTATGCTAAACCTTCTATGGTTATTGATGCTTTAGCTGATAAATCTAGAGACATCCCACAGAAGGAAGGAAAAAAAGTTAATTTTACAAGATGGGTTCCATTACCTATTGTTACAGAAGAAACTGCTGAAGGTGAAAACCCAGAAGCTGTAGAATTACAGGCTTTCGAGTTCGAGAAAGAAGTTAAGAAATATAGTAATTCAAGTAAAATTACTGAACTGTTAGACTTAACTGCTTACAATGATGTTACCGATGGAGCTGTTATGCTTCAGGGTGAAAATATGGGTAGAAGTATTAACAGACTCTACAGACAGGCTATGGCTAAAGGATTCTATCCTATGAGAGTAGATAATGATGCTTCATACGCTGTCAGTGGAGCTGTTGATTCTGCTACTACTACAACTGTTGTAGATGCTACTTTAACACAGGCTGATGATTACTGGAATGATGGTATAATTATCTTTACTAGTGGAACAAATAAAGGTTCTGCTCACTTAGTTACTGACTTTGCGGCTGGTACAGATACTGTTACATTTAGTCCTGCTTTAGAGGAAGCACCTGCTGTTGGTGATACATTTAGAATCGTAGTTACCACAGGTTTGGCTTCAACTGATGTTATCACAGGAAGAGCTGTCGAAAGAGCAGTAGCTTGGTTAAAGTACATGAATGCACCTAAATATGATGGTAAGTTTTATGTAGGAATCATGGACCCATTTGTCCAGTACGATTTTATGGGAGATTCTAATTGGGTTAATGCTCAGTTATATGCTTCTCCTGAAAATATAAAAAATGGAGAATTGGGAAGATGGGGTGGAGTAAGATGGTTCGAAGATACAGAACCTTATATGGAATTAATCACCGATGCAAGTGCTCACGAATCCACTCAGGATAGAGGTTTTGGAGTCTACAGTGCATCTGGAACTATTAGACATACACCTATTTTCGGAAAACACGCTATTGCTGGTACAAGACTTGATGGAGTTAAGGATAAGTTAATCATCAAAGTTTCTGGTCCTCAAGATACTTCTAATGCTACTAACGCATTTAGTTTAGTCTCTTGGAGAGCTTTCTTTGTTGCAACTGTTCTTAATGGAACTTTCGGAGTTAATCTGTTAAGTACTGCTACTACAGTAGCATAATTTAATGGGGCGGTAATTCCGCCCCTTTTTTAAAGGAGATATATATGTCTAATGAAATAAGAAATACTTCTCTAAATGGAATGACAGGAGAAGGTTGGATTAAGAGTCAGCTTTGGAGACTCATGAGAAATGCTTTTTCTTATGATGATGGTCCTTTGCAAGGAGCTCCAAATATAGGTCTTCCTAGTCCAATGGAACTAACAGTAGTCCATGATGACTTTACAGAGGGAATATCTGATGGAAAATGGCAGACTACTGAAGATGCTGGAGCTACTGGTCCAGATGCAGATTTAGGTCTTGCAGGTGGTGTTGTTAGTTTCTTTTGTGATGGAGATGATAATGATGAGTGCTATAAGTACTCTAATAAATGTTTTAAGTTTGCTCTAGGAAAACCTATGTGGTTTGAAGCTAGATTTAGAGTAGATGAGGCTGCTACTGACGATGCAAATGTCATTGTAGGATTATCAAGTGCCTGGGGTGCTAATATGTTACTGGATACTGGTGGAGGACCTGCTGCTAATTATTCTGGTATTACATTTTCCAAGGTAGATGGTGGTACTAAAATAATTTTAGAAACCAGTGTAGGCACTTCTCAAAATACTTCAGCTTCTTGGGCTACTTGGGCTGACGATACTTTCTTCAGAGTTGGATTCTACTTTGATGGAACAGCTAATGCTGATAATGTAACTCCTTACTTAAATGGAGTAGCTCAGACACCTACTCAAATTGAATTGACATCACAACTTGCTTGTGGAGTCGGATTCGGTATTAAAGCTGGTGGAGATAATGAAGAATCTATCGAGATTGATTATATAACCTGTATTCAGGTTAGATAGGAGTAAGATATGGCTAAAGTAACTTTAAAAGCTGGCGGAAACCAGGATGCTACAGTAACTACAACTACTACTGGTCATTCACTGGAAATTAATGGAACAGGTTATGCTTTAGTTCCTGTACAGGTCCAGAACGGAAATGATATTGTGACTTATTACATGATAGCTGCCGAAGGTTGGGCTTTTGCTGACAAAGCTGATGCAAGTGGTTAATAATATAGGGGGCTTTATGCCCCCTTTTAGAATTGAGGTAAAAATATGAAATCAAGTGGAAAACAAGGGGCAAGTGCTGTTATTTGCAACCATCCATGCTGGTTAATGGGATTTTGTTTTATAGGAGATACTGCAAAAGAACCTGTTTTAACTTTGTATGATAACGCTTCAGCTGCTTCAGGTACAGAAGTAGGACTTATGATGGTTTCTGATGAAAATCATACAGTAGATGTTTTTCTTCCTGGAAAAGGTTGTTATTGTGCTAACGGAATATATGCAGACCTTTCAGCAGAAGAAGGAGATTACATAGTATATTATAATGAATAAGGGGGTGAATAAATGATACCTTTAGATAAACGAGTTCTCGATACAAGGATGGATAGATTTGAACAGGTAGTATTGGAACATATAGATAAAAGAATAACTGCTAAGATAACAACTCTATCTGATAGAATAGGGAGTTTAGATAAAAGAGTTGAAACAATAAGAAAGATTGTGGACAAACATTATTCTAAGTTTGGAAATGGTGGAAAATAATGTTAGCAAACATAACAGAAATTATAGCTGATGTTAGGTCGTTAATTAACGAAGAAAATGCTTCTTTTTGGTCTGATGCTGAAATAACTAGATGGGTTAATGAAGGACAACTTCTTTTAACATCAGAAACAGGATTACTTTCTTCATACTACACCAAAATCCTAACCGCTGACGATATAGTAAACGATAGGGAAGTAAGGGTAAATACAGACTTTGTAGCTCTAGATGAAGGAGGAATCCTTTATAATAATAACAAATTAGACCCTATTTCGTTTCAAGCATTACATAACTACCATACGAACTGGAAAAACGAAACAGGACCTCCTACAAAGTATTATATGAGAGGAGATGTGTTTGGGTTTTATCCTAAACCTTCCGCTGGAGACGAAGTAAGTTATTATGGAATAGAGAGAGCTACTGAATTAGCAACCACAGAAACTCCTTTTAATGGAGATTATAGAACTGTTCCTTTTAGAGTTTATATAAGAGATTATGCTATTGGCAAGTGCTGGTACAAAAAGAATGAAATGGTAAAATATAAAGATATGATGAATAGTTTTGAATATGGTATAAGAAAAGTCAATAGTATACTAAATAAAAGTAAAGATAATAGTACCAGAATAATACCAGAACATAGACCTAAAAGAGTTCCTTATGGTGTTAGATATGGTAATACAAGTGTATTTGATTAGAGGTTATAATGGCATCAGATAGAAAAATAATAGTTAAAATATTAGACGATTTAAGTCCATCTGATATTAAATTAAGAAATTTATCACGCCCCCCTGAGGGATTAAACAACATGTTTATTAACGAAAAAGGACAAGTAGAACAAAGACAGGGTTATTCTCAGTATAATCAAACTACTTTAAACTCTTCTAATCCTGTTATCGGTATACATAGGTTTTATAATGAAGAAGATAATTCTAAGGAATTTTTGGTTGCTTGTTATAATAAACTCTATAAACTTGATGATTCACATCCTCATGCAGGAACTGAGCTATCCTCAAATGAAGGGATTTAACTATGTCATATAATAAAACACCTTCGTCTTATTCAGCTTCTGGTTGGTCGTCTCCTGAAAGGGCTATTGATGCTTCTTCAACTACTTATGCTTATAAAACTCTCTACTCTTCTTCTGATAGTGGAACATATACAGCAACCAATGGTGGGGTTGGTGTTTACTGTGATGGAATTAGATGGTATAGTTTTTTTTATAACTTGTATACCTTGGGCACTAGTTCTTGGATGCGAACCGCAGTCAGTTATCATAAAACATCCGACAATTCCCAAACAGAGGAATGGGTAAATGTAACAGGTCTTAGTGATTCTTCTTCAAGCCATAATTTTACATCCCGACTTTATATAGACAAGATAAGACTCACTTGTTACAATGATGTTAGTGATAAAAT